CCAAGCCCGACGCCCTGCTGATTGGCGACACCGCTTGCCCACTGGTTGCGGTAACCGCTCTGCAAGTCCTGGCGATATTTCTCCAGTGCCTTCATCGCCGCACCGCTCTGCACTGTGCCTGCACCGGCATAACCCGAGTTGACCGCGTTGTTGCCCGTCGCCTGCTGAAACGCGTAATCGCTGTTCGCCAGATACCCGGCAAAGGCATTGCGCGAAGCCGTCCCCGGTGCCTGCGCCGGTTGTGCCGGTTGCGTTGGCTGTGGCGTCGAAGGCGCGTTTATCTGATCCAGCCAATTCGCATAGTTCGGGTTCTTCCCGAGAACCGACCCGAACACGTCGCGAATGCCGCCAAAGCCACCACCGGATGACATTGTCGTTCCCGGCGTTCCGGTTGCGGCGCTCGGCACCGTAGCCTGTGGCGTCTGAATGCCGTAGAAGTCGTTCAACAGCGACCCCGCCGCCGTGCCGGTCTGCACAAACGGGGAAAGAACGCCCTTGTTCTCGCCGTAAATCTCACGCGTCAGCGCGTTGTTCGCTGCCGTGTTGTCGGACGCGATCTGACCGGCCTTGTTCGCCGCCTTGTTCGAACTGATTGCCCCGACGACGCTGGAACCTACCGCTGCAACGCCGATTGCTGCCGCCAAACCCATATCAATGCTCCGTCAATTGGAGGCGATATGTCTCGCCATGCTCTACAGCGCCCAAGCGCCGATACATCGCCCCGAGGCGCGGGCCTGATCCACGCTTGCCCGCTTCCCAAACGACCTCGGTCACACCGCGCGCTTTCAGCCGTGCCAGCGCTTCCCGCTGCAACTTCATGCCAAGGCCGGGAAAGCCGGGGTCCGCGTAGAACGTCGTGTGTGTGGCGCTGGTGGTCTTTGCCGACACAAGCGAAGGTGCGACCAGCGTCATCAGATAACCGAACATGCGCCCATTGCTGCGCGCCGTGGTGATCTGCATTGCGCCGACCTCCTCAAGCCGCTCGAACAGCGTCCAGTTCTTGTCTTCCCATTCGCGTGGGTCTTCACCGACAATCGCGCAATGATCTTCAAACAGACGCCGTCCATCGCGCCGCCACGTTGCGCAATCCTCGGTCTGAAACGTCACGCCCTGCGGCTCTACAGGCTTGCGCGATGCCATCTCTTTGAGTTCAAGATGTCGTGCGACAGACGCCAGCTTGTCCAGTTGCGGACGGAACGCAGCGGCATAGCGAACCAGCGCGCGCATATCGCACTGAACGTTTTCACCGGCCAGTTTCTGCCAATGCGCCTTGTCGAACGGATAAGGCAGGCAATGCTCAAACACCGCCTTGCAAGTGGCTTCGTCGTTCAGGCCGTCAAACGTGACTTCAAGCACATTCGGCACGCGCTTCACGATCTGGCTCAGCTTCGCATCGAGCCGCCGCATCATCAGTTCCATGACGGGGCGGTCAAAGCCAAAGGCAGCGAGGCTTTCGACAACCTCGGCAACAGGACGGCGAACCACCACCACCCGCACATCAGGCGCAAGGCGCAGAAGCAAGCGCCAGAAGGGAGATGCAGCCGTTTCAGCGCTGCCTATTTGGGGCTGCGAAATCCATGACTTTACGTCGTCAATGGAACGGCAGTGACGCAATTCCTCATGGCCGCAAATATGGTCGCCATACGTCAGAAACCGCGAAAGCCACGCCGTGCGTGAGCGGGGAAGTCCCAAGACCAGAAATGTCATGTAATGGACTTCATCGCTAGTATGACTGCCTATGCGTCAATCGACCATGGCGACTTTGCCTTGGTCTTCTGAGGTATGGCCGTCATCGGCTACTAGCGCGCCCTGATTAGGCGAAATCGGGCCTAATGTCAACGAATGGCTCAGGTGTAATAGTCCTGCGTCCGGTCTTTTTCAGCGACATATCCCGGCGCGCTTGGGCTGACTCCAGTTGTGGGAGCCTCGCCCGCTGCGGGAATAGTTGCCTGCCCGACAATATGGCGGTTGCCAGACTGCGAAACCGCGCTTGTTGTAGCCTCGTAAGTGACAGCGCCACCCGCGCGCGCAGCGTCGTCATAGAACACGGTCACGTATTGGCCCGAGGTAAAGCCCGACAGCGAACCGGAATTGACCGATACCGTCGATCCATCACCATAGACGCGAGAATGCGCAGCAATAGTGATTGTGCCATCATTCGCCGCCGTCAAGACACTGGTCGGATTGGTGAAGCTGTTGGCGATGTCGATTGTCGCCTTCGCCGCTACGGCTGTTGCGTTTGCCGCCGCTGCCAGATTGTTCGCCGCCTGGATTTGCGCCACAATCGAACCAAGGTCCGTCACCTGCCCCGTAAGCGCCTGGAAAGCCGTCTCGATGGCCTCCATGGTCCGCTGCCAATGCACTTGCATCTGTGCGGTAGGCCGTCCATCGGCGGGGAAATAGCTTGCCTGACGCTGCAACCTGTCAAGCTTGGGTGTAGTCACGCTGCCAGATGTCGAAGTGGCAAGAGAGAACGAGGCGGAGCCAGACGTAACCCGCAGACGCGCAGGATCGGGCGAAAAGCGCGGGGGGATAAACCCGGCGTCTCCCGGCGTGATCGTAAGCGTTGCGCGGGTAGGCAGAAAGCTAGGCAAGCGTGAACACCGTGCCCGCCGTCAGGGTGAAAGATGCCCCGCTGGTCAGGGTATAGGCAACGCCATAATCCGCGAACGCTATCAGCTCATCATTGGACGCCGTATCGTTGTAGATCACGATATAGCGGAACGTGTCGAACGATGCCCCCGAGGCGGTGAAAGTCACATCCGTGCCAAACGCGAACGTATAGGTTCCGCCCGACTGCGACGAGGTGACGCCCGAAAGCGTTGCAGGCGCATAACCGCCGTTCGCGGTGATCTGCGTAATATCCCCTGCTACCGTGTTGGTCAGGCTTGGCGCGGCATTGGTCAGTATGACCTTGAGCGTATCGGCCCCGAGGTTGTGAACCTTCTCCGGCGCGGCTTCCTTGAAGCTGTTGAAAATCTGCCAGTCTGCCATTTACCTGCCTCCACCTGGCTCATTGATTGACACCCCAGACGTTCTGACATCCACAGGATCGGTCACGCGAAATTGCATCAGCAGCGACGGACGCGAAGCCAGCCCAAGCGCACGCCATTGGACATCGGTTCGATATGACCCCTGCCGTCCAAGCGACTTTGCGCGCCAGTTGCCCCATGTCTGCCCGCCATCACGCGACAGGCGCATTTCAATCGAGGGATCAACGTAATCGCCCGTCAGGAAAGGCGTCTGCCCGACGTTCACGCGGGTCATGGCATTCGACACCTTCACGCCGCCCGACAAGATGGGGAAGCCACCCGTCCACAGGCGCTCCATCGGTCCGCCTAGATCCACATGACCGTCGATAAAGGTGAATGTGCGCCCATCGATGTCGGAGCCTAGAACGCCACTGGAATAGCATGACACGGCCCATCGGTCCTGACCGTAGCTTTTGAACTCTGACCATGCTCCGGTTCGCGGATTATAGACCTGTGTTTCAGCATCGATCTGAAGGCAGACAAACTCGTTTCCGCCCATGACGAATGAAAAAAGGCTGACATCGGCGCTGGCTTCGATACGCTCCTGAAGGCCGTTGTTCGAGATGATGTTGTTTTCATCCGACAGGCAGACCTGATTTTCGTTGGTCACCCATGCGAACGTTGAACCGACCGCTGTGGCACAACCCGTGGCGCGGATGCCCTTCTCGATCACGCTGGCTTCAAGAGGTGTGAACGGCAAGTCCGGGTCAGACCCGTTCGGCCAAAACTCTACCGTCTCGGTGCCAAACAGCATCAGGATGTCATTGATGAACAGCGCATCAAGCACGTTGTCAGGCTGGTTTTCCGCCGTGGCGAAGTCCAGCGCATCCACGGTCCCACCAAGAACCGGCGTCCAGTAGAACTTGCCCGTATCAGCCCGCAGCGCAATGAACCGGCCAGCGCCAGAAATGACCTTGATCACGTTGGCGCTATCTGGAAACGCAACGTCTGCCAGTGTCGTCCCGTTGTAGTAGCGCAGAGCGCCGCCCGCAGCCGCCATGACGCCGCCGTCATTGCCTGCAAGGGAAACAGGACCCGAACCCGGAACAGCACCCAGCGACGCTCCAGCGCGGTAGAGAAGCCCATCCGATACGGTGAACTGGTCGCCGCCAAAGACGCCGTTCTTGATCATCAGCGCCGAAATCGGGCCATCGCCGTAAGAGTTGCCGGTTTCTCCAAGGGCCATGCGGCTTTGCAGCATCTTGCCCGTCTTTTCGGTCGGGGCCTGCTCCAGTATCATATTGACCACCGGAAGCGGGGGAAGCCCCCCACGGCCCCGGCTATAGGACGATGTTGCAAACTCCAGGTCGGCCATCAGGCAGGCCCCATGAAGTAGGACGCCGGACGCCACGCATCGAACATCTCCATTTCAAGACCACGCGCCCGCGCGACAAGTTCATCCGCTGGTTGTTCACCGAACAGGTTGCAGCAACGCAGCGCCAGATTTGCCATGACGCATTCGGTCCATTCCTCGGGGATGTCCAAGGTTTGACCCGCGTCGGTGACTGTCTCGATAACCCGGTCGATATCCAGTTTGAGCGAGAACGTGGCAGGGGGAACGGGCCAGACATAAAGCACCGTGTCTGCGCTGTTGCGGTCCACGTAATAGATCGTCGGGGTTCCTGCCGAAGCCTTGTTCGGATAGCTGTAATACTCGTCACGCTCCCAGCGGGACATCTGCCGCTCATTGGTGGCGCTTTCCACGTAGCGGCAACCATTGACCTCCCGGACATATGCGGGAAGCGTGATCGATGCCGTAGCAGCCACACCGGCTTGCGTAATGGTTTCCTGCTTCCATGACAGGCCACGCGCAGACCATGACTTGAGCATTGCGTTGAAGCGGAACAGGCAGGCGTCAACCTCGTCCGGATCGGGGTCTTCGCCAATCTGGATAATGGCGTTTTCCAGCAAGGCTTGCTTGATGAAGTCCCGCGCTGTGTTGCTGAATGCCGTGATACCGCTGGTGGTCATAGATCCTCGGCTGTTATCTCGACGTAATCCGCGTTCTGGTTGTCAGGGCGGGCATTCGGCAGAGGAACGCCTTCTGCCTTGACCACAGGCGGTGTCATTTCAGGCGGGCGGGGATCGAAGTCTGCCGGACACACCATCAAGCCGGTCCATTCCTTGCGCAGATCGCGAAGGCGGTATTTGAAACCACATCGGTCGCAAATCCCGTAAACCCCGCCGACGATGTAGGAATTGCCTGACATTGCGGTCCCCGTGGAAAATGTGCCCCTCCTTTGAAGGCGAGGGGCTTTCCTTGGGCTATCAGGCCCCGGCGCTTCCGAACACGCCGCGCCAGTCAACCCAACCGGTCGCATAGCGCTCGGTTGCCTTGGCCTTGGCGTTCTCGGTGTCGAAGTCGTTGTCCTTGGTGAACTCAAGGGCACGGCGCTGCTGGCTGATCAGGCCGTAAGGAATGTCGGTGGTGACAAACCATGCGTCCAGATCGGTCAGATACGGATCGACCACAACCATATCGATCATGCCCTTTGCCTTGAGCACGTTGACGTTGTTGGTGTTGGTCGTGTCCGTCTTGGCACCCGACTGAAGATCGCTGTCCAGAATGCGTGATGCATTGAACAGTTCGGACGGGTGGATCACCAGAGCCTTGGGCTGCGCGCCGAGGATATGCCCACGGGCGTTCTTCATGGTCTGGATTGCCGTCACAGCCGCCTCGATACCCGCTTCCGAAAGGTCGGCTGCGGTCAGGAGGTTCGACTGGTTGCCCGAAAGCGTCGGGTGCGAGGCCGAGAACAGGGCCACGCCATCGCCGCCGAGATACGAACCCGAAAAGCCACGGTTCAGCACGTTGGCGTGAACAATGCACTTGGTCGAATTCATCGAGCGGGCCAGTTCACGCGAACGGCGCTCGGAAATGGTGCGATACTGCCCATCTTCGATTGCTTCACGCGTGACGATGTAGCCAAGGCCGTAAACAGCGTTGGTCAGGCGGGTCTTGTAGCCTTCACCGTCGTTGTCATAGCCGATGGATGCACCTTCCGACTTCGGCGCAGCGAAACCGAAGCCGGTCGCCTCTGCGTATTCCTCGTAGGCCTTGTCAGACGTTTCCATCTGGAAATAGGCTTCGTAGGGCTTGCCGAACTCGGCATACTGGTTGCCAAACCATGCCTTGATACCAGGCCACAGGTTGGACGGGTGATTGGAACGAGTGATAGTCATGTGCCGTCCTCCCTATTAGACGCCAGTGGTGCCGGATGCGGGCACTTCGGTGGACTCGACAATCGAGACAAGCCAAACCGGCTCGGTGCCACCAATGGTGTTCCCGATGGTCTGGTCGAAGCCCCAGATGCGGACCTGTGCCGACGTGGTCGCCTTGGTGGAGCTATCGAGCATGTAGCCCGAACGCTTGGTGTAGGTGCTGCCCGAACCAGCCACGAGATCGGCGTTGTTGCCGATGTCCGTAGTCGCCAGAGCACCGCCGACAGCATCTTCAACCACTGCAAACAGCAGGTTCGGATCATCTGCGACGAGCAGGTAATCTGCCGTCGAAGCCGTGCGATAGCCGCGATTGAGCGCCGTGGTCGAACCAGCGGTTGCGCTGCGAGCGGCACCGAAGCCGACAACAACGCCCGTGATACGATCACCAGCAGCAGCACGGGCCACGCCCGGAACGCCGTCAGCGTCACCAGTGCCCGAAATGATCACCGGATCACCGATGAAGATGTCGTTGCTTTCACCCGATGCAACGGAGTAGCGATTGCAAGCCCCGTTGTAAGGTGCGCCGCTCTTGTAGCGGACAGGAATGAGACCAAAAGGCATTTAGACCTCCGTGAGTTTGTTCCCAGGCACGGAGTAAAGACCGTCCGCCCCGGTTCCCTTGTCTGCGGTAGGTCGGGCAAGCTGGTCAGAGACAACGGCGTCGATAGCGGCCAACTTTTCGGCCCTGTCCGCGTCCATGAACTTCTTCGGCTTCATCAGGAGGTGCTGTTGCATCCCCTTGCCGTCCGAACCCTTACCGCCATGAATTGGCGCGACATCGGGAACTTTATCCCAATCGTCGTTTTGCGTGAGACGCTGCATCCGGTCTCCGTCGTCGCGGCCCCACCGAAACTCCATATCGGGGTAGGCTTTGAGGACTTCAGGCGGGATCGCCAGCTTGTTCACGGTGCCACCAGTTCTGCGGCGGCGCTCGGTGTTCGTCGTTTCGTCGCGCTTCGGACGCCCCGGACGGCGGGTTGCTTCAGTGCCTTCTAGCACATTAATTCTCCTCGTAATAGATTTTTGCGTATTCCTCGCGATTGATCCCACGCCGCTTCTCGAAATCGAGTGCGGTGGCCTTCACTTCGGGAGGAAGTGACGCGAAACCCTTCTTTGCCGGTATTGCCGAGCGTGCGCCGGGATTGTTCAGCGGCGCGGGCTTGGGCTTGGGCTTCTCTGCCTCGAAGAACTCGGGGAAAAGCTGTTTTGCCTCGCGCTCTACAATCGCCAACTGGCGCGCATGGCCAAGGCCTGTCTTGGCAAGCTCATCGGCGCGATTTACCGCCCATGCGGTCGCTTCCGGGTCTTTCTGGAACCAGTTGGAATTGCGTTCAACGAAGGATTGCGTTTCGTCAGGGATGATCGGCTCGGCAACTGTAGCCACCTTCGCCAGTTCACGATCTGCACGCTGGAATGCTTCACGGTCGCCAGCGTCAAACGCTTCCTCACGTTCCCGCAGAAGCCGCTCACGCTCCTTTGCAACCTCGCGCTCGGTGATTGTGACCGATGTCCGCGCAACGCGCTGTAGCTGTTCCTCGACGCCCTTCAGGCGGTTGCCCAGCTTGTGATTGACATCGACCGTGGCCCGCATGAACTCATGCGCAGGTTTCCACTTTTCAGGGTCGCCCTTCCATTCCTCTTTCGGACGCCAACCCATCTCAGAGGCAAGGCCCTCAAGCGTGACCGGCTCCGGTTCCGCCTGCTGTTCAACCGGGTCAAGTTCGACGGTATCGCCGTTCTCTACCTCAAGCGCTTCGTCTCCCGACGATGCATTCTGTTCCAAGTCCATACGCACTCACTTTTGCCCTAAGGCGGGCCACCTCACCCCGACTGCCGGGGAAACTCAGTAAAGCGCCAGCATGTCCGTAGCCGTAGTGCCGGTCGCAAGAACTTGAATGGGCCGGATCGGCAGGACACCGACAGGCACGGCCTTGAAGGTGACGGTTGCGCCGCCCTTCATCTTGACAGCAACATCCCCGGTGACACCGACGTAGATCGCGCGCGGGTAGGGAATGACCGTGCTGTCACTTGCTGTAATGGCAACGGCGTTGTCAGCCGCCGAAATGTCGCGTCCGCTCATTGGTAAACCCCTTTCAGATCAGTGTCGGCAACGATCCGGTATTTCTTGCCGTCTTCCCCATCGAACTCGTTGCCCGCGTAGCGCTGGAAACGGACCAGATCGCCAGCCTTGGGCAGATCGTTGACGCCAGCCCAATCGCCGCCCGTGAACGCCATTTCAGACACAGCGACAATGCGGCCTTTTTCGGACGCGCTGTCCTCGCGCTCTGCGACCTTGCCGGGGATGTAGATGCCGCCTGCGGTCTTTTCTTCCATGACATCAACCGCAACCAGCACGTTGTAGCCCATCGGGCGAAGGCCGGGATTGCAGTCTTCAAGCTTCGGGATCATTGATCGCTTTCCAGTCTTCAAAGGTGTTGCCGATAAAGGTATTGCTTACCTCGACGCGTGCGCGGGCCGTGTGCAGTGCCAGCGGGTCTAGGTTGCCTTCCCATGCATGATCCTGCCACGCGGTCATCTCGCGCCCTGCAAGGGCTTCCATCGCCTGCATGACGTAGCGGGTCATGGGCAGATCGAACCATTCGGCAAAGTCCTTGGCGTCAAGCTGCATCAGCCATCCCCATGCCGACCTTCACCGCTTCAAGTTCGGCCTTGTCGCGCTCCAGTTGCAGACTGCCTGCGCTCAGATCGACAGAAGCAGCCTTTGCCGCCGCGTCCGTCTCGTCCTTCAGGGCCTTTGCCGTCTTGCCGCGAATGGTTGCCTCTGCGTCGGCCATAGCCATTGCCTGCTCAGGGCCGGGAGGCGGTGGCGGTGGCAGGATTTTGTCAATGTCGTCCACGTCCGCAGCCTCGTAAACGCGGCGCAGAACTTCCCGAACATCACCGCCTGCCATCTGAAGCGGTTCAAGAGTGCCAAGCAGGAATTGCGCACGGGCCATCTTCTGGAGCCGCGTCACGCTGGTCGGATCACTGACGGGCGCAATGTCCATGTCACGCCCGTTGAAGTCCTTGGCGATGTCCGCCGAAGGATCGTCAAGCAGCTCCATGTATTCAGCCTGCGTAGCCTCGTCCGCATTGGCTGAAACGTTGTCGAACAGCAGGCGGAACTCGGACTTGAGGCCAAGATAGACCCGCTTGTAGATCGCGGTGAACACCTGCAAGCCCTGTTCGATCAGTGCCAGCGTGGTCCCAACCTGCCCATTGTTCGAGCCTTCCCCGGTCAGGATGTCCTTGATGGATGCGATATCACGCGCCGCGCCAAGCATCAGATCCAACAGGTTGAACATGACCTGATTGACCTGCGGGAACGTCCGTTCGACAATGCCGTTGCGCAACTGGTCGGCAGTGATGTTAACGGTCTTGTATTCGCCAGGACGCCAGCGCAGCGCGCTCGATTGCCCGCGTCCCTGAAGCTTCAAGCCAGATGCCACAAAGCCGCCACCAGCAATCGCCGCCGTGTTCGCGTCAATCATCTGGTTCACCAGCGTGTTGATCACGCCGCCGTATTGGTGAAGCAGGTGCGCCAAGCCGATGTTGTAGAACTTGCCTTCCGGGTTCGGCATGAACTCGTATTTGACGTAGAACTTGCGGCGCTCGATGAATGCAACGTCACGCTCTGCCATCTGCACTTGCTCAGGACCGAAGTCCGGCACGATGCGCAGAAGCTGCTTGGACTTGTGATCGATGGTGACGATGTAAGGCTCGTCAACCCCGTCCTCGTCCAGATCGTAATAGCACTGCGCCTCGATCAGAAGGCGTGGCTCTTTTTCCTCGGCATCAATCACCACGTCGGCGCGGTATTTGCCCGTGCGGACATCGCGCATGATCTGGTGGGGGTAAACGCCGTCAATCTCTTCGGTTATCTGGGGCGCGTCTTCAAGGCTCTTGGCGTCGTTGTTGACGACCAGTTTCAGCGCGGGGACGAAACGGCTTTGATGCTCCCTGCCATCGAACCACACCTTGCGGAAGCCACAGCCAATCGCGGGCATTTGGAACAAGAGCGTATCGGTCTCGCTCTCCCATCCCTTCATGCGGTAGAAGATCGTGTAGTTCAGGAAGTCCCGGACGCGGGAAGCGCGCTTTGCCTTGTCACCCGGAGCACGCTTCCAAACAGGCGTAGGATCACCTCCTTCCGGTAGCGACATAGACCCTTGCGGAGTGACCACGACAGGGCCTTGCTCGGTGAATGCGACAGGCATTCCCTGAAACTGAAACAGCGGTTGCCCCTGCTCATCAAGGCGAGGCATTCCGGTGTCAGAACCCACCACCTTGCAGGAAACCGCCTCGTCACCCTTCACGATTGCCGGGTAAGCGCGGGCGTTGAACTGCATGACAGCATGGGCAAGCAGCGGATACTTGACGTTTGAAGCGTTCTCCCATGGGAACGTCTTAACGTCGCTCTTGGTCTGCCCGATTTCCTTGAGCGCGTCCTCTGCGACCTTCGCCCATTCTTCGCGGCTGATCTTGTCCTGTTCGTAGGTATCGAGAACCTGACCTGTGACAGCGGCCACGGTTTCAGGTTCAAGATATTCGGAAATATCCCCGTCAGCCTCGGCAAATTGCATCAGGAGCATAAGCCCCTGAATATCGACCGGCTGCACGTCCTCGGCGGGGTTTTCCGTCATTATTTCCTCGGTCCGTCTGTCATCGCGACGATGGAACCCAACCGCGCTATCATAAATTTATGCGAATTGCAAATCAGTAGCCGGTCGTTTCGCTTCTGCCTTGTTCGTCATGGCAATCATCGGACATCACATGCGCCGCTATCGGCACTGCGAATGTCAATGCAGCGGCATCGCCAAGGTCTGGCGAGAACCCATAGCGTTCACGAATGCTGTCCTTAGGCTCGATGACCAGTTCGTTATTGGAACTGTAGCGGGTCTGCCCCTTGCCCCAGGCAGGGGCGGTCAGATCGGCGTGCAGACTGTCAATGTTCGGGATCTGCACTTGCCCTGAAAGCCAGTCGCGCAGATTGTCCCACATCTCGGCACGGCGGTTAGCGTATAGCTCATCCCCGGTCGGACCAACGCCTATCGGGCTCGAACCGAAGTTGACCGCGTTGACAACATCGCCGTAGCCAAGTTCTGCCAGTCGATCATAAACGCCAGCGCCAATACCCCCAACGTCAATGTTCACCGCAGCGGGATTGTAGCGCTTGATGAGTGTGACAATGTGCCCGACCGTCACCATGGTATCGTCAAAGTCCCATGTCGCGCAGATATGGTTCCCCAGCTTGCGGCCTATGCGGTCAATGACGCCGGTCTTGTCGCCGCCACCTCGGGCGGGGTCCACGCCGATGATAAGCGCCCCCTGAGGCACCACAGAGCGCACACGGGCCATCGCCACATGATTGGACGGGATGAAGCTGTTGCCCGCCGTCTGGAACGCCTCATCAGCATTTGCGGGGTATTCCTGCTTGAACTTCCAGCAAGGCTCGTCGTCCGGCTGCCCGGTAGCCGTCGCCATGTCGCGGTTCTTGAGGAACGCCCAATAGAGCTGATCGTCAGAAAGCTTGTTTGCGGTCTGGTATTCCGCCCATTTCTTACCGGGCGTCCAATCTGCAGGGCATGGCGTTGTGTAGCCATCATCCCAGAACCACGGCATGAAAATGGCTATGTCGGTGCTGTCACCACGCTCCGCTGCCTTGTATCGGCGCTGGTAAACGTTGCCGATGCCGTTCGCGGTGCTCTCAAATACGCGCTCGGTTCCGTCTGCGTCAGATTGCGCCTGTTCGAGTCCGGCAACGTGATCCTCTGCATTTGGCCAGAAAGCCACCTCAGAGCCGTGCAAAAGTTGGATGGTGCTTGAACGCCCGACTTCCTTCGTCCCAGCTGTGGCGACCGCGTAGGAGCATTCACGGCCTGCAAAGACAAGTTCCTTGGCGTTCGATGCTGCCGTTTCATGCCGCGCCCAATCCGGAACCAGATCATGATAACGCTTGGTCATCTTGAACAGGTTATCGGTCGCAGGTTGTTCATGGGTCAAGATGAACGCGTTCAATCCCTTCCCTCCCCACATGCGCCAGTAGAACCGGCCTTGCAGGTAAGTGGAGCAGCCCATTTGCCGCCCCTTAAGGATGATCGCACGGACCTTTCCCGTTTCCCGGCGCTGCTTTTCCAAGCGCTCATGCAGGTAGCGCTGCGCCTGGTTCAGACGAAATGGCTCAATCTTGCCCGCTTTGGTGCGGATGCGCAGCATGTGCTTGGCGAAGTATTCGAAGTCATCCCGCAGGCGCTTCAACTTCTCGCGGTCGAAGTCCAACTCAGTCACCAAGGGCATCCAATGCAGCGCCTAGGCTGACACTGCCGGAATGCTCCCTCTTATCGACCACCAGCCCGTTCAGTTTGGCGATGTCCATCAGGGACATGCGCGTGACGCCGAACCCGCTTTCAGTGTCCTTTTCCTCAGCCTTTTCCGCCAGTTTTAGCAAGCGCTCGGTCAGCATATCGACCGTCACCATGGTGCGTTCGACGGCGCGTTCCCGCAGTGCCGATAGCCTTGTTGCAATCTTGCTGTTTTCGAGAAGGGCCTTTGCGTTCCGATTGATCGTGGTCGGTTTCATCCCATCGGCATCATAGGCACGGCGATAGGCTTCGGACGCGTTGCCTGTTTCGATGTATGCGAGGCAGAACGCCTCCTGCTTTGGCGTAAGGTCTCCCCTTGCCATCACTCTGCCCCCTTCTGAATTGCGCGGCCCCATCTCCACGGTTCAAATCCGCAGGGATTGCTTGGCTCTTGCTTGCGATCATCGAACCAGCGCGCGGTGGACTTCGGCGCTTCATGGGTCTGCTCGTTCCGGTTGCGCGGCTTGTAGCTCATCCCCTTACTCCTTCCATGATGTCCCGGATCATGCTGCGCTCCTTCTCGGGAATGACAGCAAGCCAAAGCCCTTTGCCTCTGCGTTCAGCAGCGCTTGCACACCACGTTCTCCGCTTGCCCAAAGCGCGGTTCCGAATGCGGGCGAACCTGCCGACTTGCCATCGGGCCGCAGGAACGGAGTCTTGCGCGTGAACATCACCGCATCCGCTTGCGTCCATGCCTTGTGAAACCACGGCGATGAGGTGCGATCTGGAGTTAGTGCTACGCCGTCACCATGGGCAAAGAACTTGTCCAGCCACGGGCCAAGAGCGTTGCGCCCACCAAAGGGCGGGTTCATCCAGACAAAGCCGACCCACCCAACTTCAAGCGAGCGTTCAAAGATCCACGCATCGCACGGCACATGCAGCGGCCCGCATTCTGGAGACGCAACATCCAGATCGAACCGAACGCCAAGCGCATCAAACACCTTTGGCGGCGTGTACCATTCGTCACTTTGCCCGAGGCCGAGACCATGAACTTCAACCATGGCTAAACCTTCCTGACCGCCACGACATCGCCCCCGCTTCCCGAGTGCTTCCAATCGAGCTGTTCGCGGGTGAATTGCGCTTCTGTCCAAACACCTGCTGTCCATGGGCCTCGAAGGATGATCTGAAACGGGCCTTCGTCGCGTGGTTCGCGTGTTCCTGGCCATGGGTGAAAGCCGGGGGGTAGGTCATGCGGCATCACCA